GTTGGTCATCGGCTACTTCTTCTTTTGTAGCACCGGGAGGAGGGTTACCTTCAGCGGCTTCTTCGTAGGAGGGGGCACCGAGGCCAATCATAACAGCTAGCCCTTTACCTTCAGCATCTTCAGGCATACCGCCTTTTGCCATCGCGGGGACTTGTGGCATAGGGGGAGGTGCCATAGCAGCGGCTGCAGGTTGCATCATAGGATTCAATGCTGGTGCGGGTGCTGGCGGGGGTTGCATCAACGCACCCGCGATTCCGCCTTGGGATGGTGCCATAGGAGCAGGAGGTGCAGGTGGGGGAGCTTTCTTAGCTTGCATTTTAGCTGACACTTCTTTTACTGCTTCATCCCGTGGGTCTACAGCACCGGGTCGCGGAGCGGGGCCAGATGGTGCCGCCAAGCCTTGAATCATGGCTGCGGGGTTGGCCGCCTTTGGTCCGCCACCTTGTGGTGCGGATGTCGCTTCCTGCATTGGAAGCGGTGCTTTACCTTCTTGTGCCATCATTATTTTTCGTGCCATTGTTATTCCCCTTTGGCCTGTGCTTCTTCACGTAGTGTATTAATTCTACGCAACTCATGGATGGCCCCCTGCGCCATAAACATGGTTTTTGTATCCTCGGCCTGTTCCAATACTTTGTGCATCTCATGTGTACGATATTCTACGTACGCATTTAGCGCATCGACATTGCGTTTAACACCGACCAACGGCATTAGTTTCTTAGCTATTTCTCGTATCATTTAAGTCCGCCCATGATGCTGGCTAACTGAGCACCTACGTCTCCGCCACCCTCAGGTTGTGGGGGCTGTTGACCAGCTGCGCTAAAGCCCGGTTCACCCGGAACTGCCGCACCACCGACGCCAATGTTACCACCGCCGCCGCCAGACATATCCATAGGATTGACACCCTGCGCACCTTCTTCTGGGCCAGCACCCCCAGCCGCTCTAATTATTTCTGCTTGACGGAAGGCTTCTCGTTCATCATTGATTAGCTTCTCTGCATCCAAATCCATAGCTTGCGCGAGTTCGCGTAGCACGACAGGAAACTTAACAAACGACGCAACGTTAGGATTGCCAGCAATCTGCAACAGTTGCAGAAGTCGCTGACTCCGTACCTCGTTCTTCATCAAGCTTTCAGTACCGCGTGCCTTGACTTCCAAGTCACCACGTACAGACGGGTCGAAGTTAAACTGCATATTAAATGCATAGAACGCTTCTCCCAATGGCTGTAGTAGGTAATCATCAATATTCTTTACCACGCCCTTAACACTGATTTGGGCAGCGCCCATTAGCATAGAAATACCTGCCGCAGTTCGGCCTGTGCCCTGTACGCCTGTTTGTCCATGTGAGTATGATGGAATGCCGGTAGCATCGTCAGCAAGCTGTCGTGCCTTATCAAACATCATCATATTTTCTGAAGATACGTTGGGGTACTTAGTGCCGAACAGTGCTTGACCCGGTGCCCCACCCTGACGACGGAACACTTTGCCCGGATACAGTTCTAAGTCCTGTCCCGGAACAAGGTTAGTTTCGTCAATCTCAAAGATAAGATTACCCGACAGTACAGCGTTATCAACAGCCATACGCATGAAGCCGTTCATAAGCTGTTGGGTATCCGTCATGTTTTCAGCAAGTCCAACACCAAAGAACGAGTATGGATTCAGTTCGTATGGTGCGGCAAAGTATGGAATACGCTTCGGTGTAAATGGATTGATGACCAAACGCAGAAGCTGGTCATGGCATACCCAGCAGTTTACTTGCAGAGTGTCCAAATCATCGAGTTCTCTAGGAACCTCAAGTCCTGCTTCTTCCGCAGAGTCCTTATCAATATTGCCCCAGAATTCTAGAATCTCAAACCGTTCGACATCGTAGCTATTACGGTAATCTTCTAGGTCTGTCTCCCACCATTTACGGACATAGTTCGTGCCCATGCCAATAGCATTATCAATAGCATCATGCCGGAAGTATGGACGTTTCTTAAGATTACGAAGTTCTGAATGGCTCAGACGATGACGTTGGATAACGTACTCGCACTCATCCATGTTCTTTGCGTCCGAGTCAGGATACATGTTCCATATGGAAACATTCTCTACCTTAGGGACGGTTTTGAGAACTGGGTCATAATTGCCTTCTTCGTCCCAGTTTGGATATTCTTTATCATATGCAAACGGCCCTTTCAGAATACCAGTTCCGAAAAGAGCCATCTCAAATGCCGTGTGTCGCAGATGTTTAGATGCGCTAGACTCCTCAAGCTGGTCAAGAATTTTCTTTTCCATGCGAGTCGCAGCATCTTCTGCAGGATGGTAAGTTTGCGAAGATGCTGTCTTACCGGGTCCGAGGCGAATGTCGTCTTGGATTTCGCCCAGCTCGTCTGTAAGCACTCCAAGATTCAAATCTTCTAACGTTTGATTCGTAGCACCCGGCGGAAGTTCTGCACCATCCCCCGCAAAACCGTACTTGTCTTGCAACGCTTCCATAGCGTTTGTATTATCTTTAGGGTCAAAATGGACAGCATCTTCTACTCCCTCAGGAACGCGGGTAGAATCTACCCCCAGCGGAAATCGCTGTCCGGCGAACAAGACATCAATAATCTGTCCATATGCCGCCAAGACTTTAGTTTTTGTAATCTTAATGAATACTTTTGATTTTTCTGTAGAAGTAAACTGCGTATCTACGCTGTACAATCCCCGATACTGGCGATATGAATCCAACCACCGCTCTTCTTCTTCTTGTCGGCTGGATTCAACATTTTCAAATTTTGTGCGTACATACTCTGCTAGTTGTTCTGAACCAGACTTAGGTTCAAATACAAACGCTTCAATGTGTTCTTCTTCAGCCATATTTAATATCCAAAGGTTGTATCAGCGGGTCGCCACTTATGGGTAGGTATTCCGTTAGGAAAATCAAAAATGGAACGCGACTGAGGGCGTGTCATGATACCGTATCTGAGGGCGTCATATAGGTGGTCTTCTACTTTAGTATTTACATCCTCTGGATTAGTTTTATCCATCGGAAGAGTGGGCAACTGAGCAATCAAGTTTGTACAGTTGCTCATTATTTCTATTCCTGCACGCCCAGTATCCTCGTCAATCTGTAGGCGCCTATGCAACTCGTTCTTACCTGCTACACGACTACCGCGGCTTCTGTCGGAGGGACGCCACCTGCATCCTTCAACAATCATTTGCTCTGCTAGTGACGGCCCAGTATCTCCGCGTTTATGCCAGAGGGATGAGTCAAGTACGCCGTAATGAATCGACTCACCTTCTTCTTCATCCAGCACCATATGTGCTAGTTCTTTTGCAGGAACTTTTGTTACGTACAGTTCTCTGTAAACAATTAAAGTCTCGTCTGCAGGGTCTACAGCAAACCAAAGAACACCGGAAGCAGAGGAGTAACCGTAGTCACAAGCCCTAAATTTGCGCCATGAATTTGGGATTTGATAAGGTTCAATAACATGGTATCTCCTGTCAAACTCTGAGAAGGCAGCGCCTTCCGCAATATCCCAAGAACCCTCTAGTAACTGCCTACGCTGTACTTCTGGCAGTGAGAGCAGCATTGCCTCATAATCACCTGCTTCGTAAAGATATGGGTTATCAAGCAACTTAGCTGGCACAAACCGACGCTTAAAGAGCGGTATCCCTGCTTTACTATGGCGACTAGGGTATACAAGGGTTTCACCGGTGGTGATGTCCGTTGCCCAAAAAGGTTTGCCAGGGATTTCGGGGTCAATGAACATTTTCTTGACCCATGCATGTCCAGGGCCGCCTGGGTTCGTTGTTGCCCGCATAAAGACTGGTAATGACGGGTCTGCTGTTCTAAGGCGCGAACGTAGATAATCCCAAGCATAAGGTGTCGCATACTGTGTTAATTCATCTATGCCTATATATGTAAATGCCTGACCCTGATAACGGAGAACGTCTTTGTCCTGCTCAAGGTATGTCATCCATATTCTGGCACCGGAGGGGAAAGTCCACTGGCTTTTCTTCTCCATCCATTTAGCGCCCGGATAGGCGTTAGGGTATAACTCTTGGCTTTTGTGTATCAGTTCGCGCAATTCATCATTTGTACGACGTAGAATTAGCGCATTAAAATTCTTGTTGCTACAGTAGCGAAGCGGGTCAATAATGAGAGCGTAAGACTTACCACCCCCTGCTGCGCCACCGTATAACACTTCCCGTTCTGATGAGGCCAGAAATTCTGTTTGCGGACCGGGATTAGGCTCAAACAGAATTTTCTCAGGTTCTTGTTCTTGTGGGGTGTAACTGGAGCCAACAAACTCCATCTCCGCTTCTGGATTTTCTTGCGCTTCTAGCCTCTTCAACTTCTTCTGTGCCATATTCATTTGTATACGCGCAGAACGTTTTTGTCGGGCTAGCTTCGCCTTTTCTTTTTCTTCCTTAGTTTTGGGTGCTGATGTTGCCTTGGTCTTGGGCCTTGGCGGCACGGCGTTTTTGTTCAACATATTTCCGTCTGTCAGATTTGTCAGTCTTTATACGTTTCCACAATCCCATAGGCGTTATAGGGCGCCCTGTGTACTCCGTGAGCCATCTGGCAACTTCAGGGTAGGATGATGCCTTTAAGTACTCTATGCCCTGCTGTAGGGCTTCTAACTGCTCTTCTATGGGGTCGAAAAGCTGAGGGTCATGGTCTGCCCTTTTGTATCCCCACGGCACTGTTGGCCCTTTGGCCCTATCGTATCTGTCAGTCGGATTCAGTTTCTGTGCTATCGTCATCATTCTTTGCAGGTAAGATAAATACGCCTATTGGCTTATCCGAAGAAACGTTAAGCTTTTCCACTTTGGAAAGCCCCACCCTATCAAGAATTTGCTGTGATGCAGCGAGGCGTTCTCTATTACCAACAGCTGTAGGGTCATCAATAACGCCCACCATAGACAACACAGCCTTGGGAGCGTTAGCAGCCATTTCCATTTCCGCACGTTCAATAATTTCTGTGCGAAGAGCTTGCATTATAGCATAGGGGTTTGTGTTTGTCGAGTACCCAGCCACCTTCAATGCTTTGGTGTAGTTGCCTTTGGCCTCACCAAATAAAGCGTCTAGAAAATTAGATTGCAATTCTGTAAGTTGTTTAGGCACGAGGATTTCTCTTTCTTCCTGTTTTGGTACGGGCAAAAGACCGGTTCCTACTACGAGACTTAACAGATAGCTTCTTATTGTTCATAGGATTACCAGTAGTATGGTGTACGTCTTTGCCGTCCCCCTTAGTTACTTTGCCCCTTTTAGCCATAATGGCACGAGCGGCGTTACGGGAAGCACGACGTTTAATTTGTTTCGGCTTGCTATGGTAGCTAGCGTATTCTTTTTTGTAGTTACGTTTACGCGTCATGCTTTTGACTTTTTCCGTTTGGCCTTTTGTTTACGTCCAGAGGGTGAAACGGACCATCGAATAGAGGTAGGCTTTCCTCCTGTATTTCCGGCTTTCCGTTTCTTACGGGTGGCTGTAGCTTTTTGTCCTTTAGACATCCTATCTGCGACCGCCTTCGGGCGACACGCTGGATACTTTCTCTTTGACTTCGAAGATGATTTACGCCCACACTTTTTTCCTGTGGATACGTCTCGCCAATCCTCTTTGAACCATTTACGCAATCCTCCCTGATAAGCCATTATTTTTTCTGCGACTTTCTTATCTGTTTAAATGTTTCTTGTATGCTTGGTGGTTTGGTATCGTTAGGGTCATACTTACACTGAAATTCACGGGGGAACCACTCGTCCATACGAAAAAACAAAGTATCTACAGTATTGTTTACTCCATGATAAACGCACACACGCTGGTCCTCTACATTCGTGCAGCCCTTCAATCGGCAAGTTACATAGTCTGGGTCTGCTGCGTGTGCTACCTGCGTTTTAAGAAAAGTAATGAAAAAGTAAAGAGCTGTAATGCCGATACCAACCATGACTATCCACGCTACAATCTCTACAAACTTCTGTCTACGTTCGCGCTGTTTGTAAAGTGTTTCTTTACGCTGCTTACGAATCTGGCCTTCCATTGCTACGAGGGAGTCCCACTTAGACTTGCCCATAGTTAGGGAAATCCACTGCTGTAATTCGTAACGCTGTTGTTTTGCCTTCTCTTTGTTAGCAAATGCAGCTATTGCTTCTTGTTCTACAGTTTGCCCAGCAAATAGCTTTTTAAATATGGGTGGGTTCTTTGCCTCTTTTTCTGCCTGTTCTAGGTCAGACATGGCGCCCATCCAACGCGACAAATCCCCAGCCATCTGTTCGATGTCACGGCCTACAGCAAAACCTTTTTTGATTGCACCGAAAGCCGCCGATGCTGTCGCCATTGCGCTAATGGGGTCCATCAGTACACCTTTACATCTTTATCTATAAGCTTGGGTAAGCAATAGGAGGTTATCTTCTCCCCTTGTTTGTGTAGTG